GCAACAATGGCTAGGTATGTATTCAGCAGCTCTTGAAAGATGTGAGAATAACGATAGACAAGATTCATATGGATCTGCACCTGTTGTTCAAAGAACAGACGTAAGTACAGATCTATCATTCTATAGGAGAAAATAATGCAGATACCTTTTGGAGAGTGGCTACCTGATCAACCTAAACATTTGAATCCAGGAGCTAACGTAGCAACAAATGTATATTACGCATTAAATTCTTATAAAAGATTTCCTTCATTGGTAAGCTATAGTTCTAATAATATTGGAGCTGATGCTAGAGGTGGTGGATCTTTTAGAGATAATTCAGGTAATGTATTTAACTTTGTAGCTAAGAATACAGATATATATCAATTAGCTAGTGGTACATTTACTTCTAGAAAAGGATCTCTTACAGGTACAAATTCAGACTATTTTACATTTACTCAATTTGGTAATCATATCATAGCAAGTAATGGTGTAGATGCACCTCAGTATTATTTAATGGGAACATCAACTAACTTTGCTAATTTATCTGCAATACAAACAGCAGGAACTGTTCCTACGTTTAGAGTATCAGGAGTTATAAGGGATTTTTTAGTTACAGGTAATCAACCTACAAATCAGAACAGAATACAATGGTCAGGTATTAATGATATTACTACTTGGTTAGCAGGAACTAAACAAGCTGATCAACAAGATCTACCAGGTTCAGGTGGTGAGATTGTACATATAACTTCAGGTGAATATGGATATGTATTTAGACAAAATCAAATTATCCGTATGGACTATGTAGGTGGTGCAACAGTATTTAGATTATCAGTTATATCTCCTAATAGAGGAGCTGTTTATGGTAAGACTGTAGCACAAGATAATAGACGAGTTTTCTTTTATGCTGATGACGGATTCTTTGAAATACAAGGAGATAATGTTGTTGGTATAGGAGCAGAAAAAGTAAATAGATTTTTTGATCTAGATTTAAACAAAGCATTTACAGATAGAATATGTGCAGCTGTAGATCCATTTAATCAGTTAGCTATGTGGTTATATCCATCAACACAAAATCAAGCTAATACTACAGGTATTTGTGATAGAATTTTGATATATAACTATGCTACTAAAAAATGGTCATTAGCAGACACAAATGCTAGTTTTATATTTAGTCAGTTTGTAGGAGCTTATACAGTAGAGCTTATGAATACTATCTCTGAGAACCTAGAAAACATCAATATTGCCTTAGATACTGACTTTTGGAATGGTGGGCAAAGGTTTTTAGGAGCTATAAATAACTCTTACGAAGCTGCAATTTTCAGTGGAACTCAGAATATTTCTGAGATAGAGACTTCGGAAGTTGAGATATTTCCTGGTCATAGAGCTTCTATAACTGGTGTTAGACCTATAGTAGATGCTCAGGCTACAGTAACTATCAAGACTAGAGATAGATTAGCAAATGCTGCTACAGAATCTAGCTCAGCGACTATGACAGATAGTGGTATCAATCCTATTAGACAATCAGGAAGATACTTCAGAGCAAATGTCAAAGTACCAAGTGGTACGATATTTAATCATGGTCAAGGGATAGATATAACAGCTGTGAAAGCAGGTATAAGATGATGAAGTTCATTTTAGGTTTAATAGAAAAATATTCATCTAAGCTAAATGTTTGGGCTTGGAATAAAAGATGGAATAAACGTGACAGACAAAACTGATATAGATAACGTAAGATATAGTTTCGAAACACAAGAGTTTTTTCAAAGACAAATTGAAGAAGCTATTAACACATTAATTAACGAAAAAAATACAGAAAATAATAAAGCATTTGCTTGGTTTATGGGAGAATAAATGGCAGGTATAAAAGATTATAGTACTACGGCAGGTAATAATACATCAGTAGGAGGTGTGTCTATTGCAGAAGGTATGTTGCCTTCTAACATTAATAATGCATTTAGAGCTATAGCTGCTGACGTAAGAGAATGGTACAATGATTCACAATGGGTAATTTATGGAGATGGTGATGGATCTCATACATTTACTTATTCTAGTGCAACAGCATTTAGAGTAGATGGTGCAAATGTAACTTCAGTTTATCATGCAGGACGTAGAGTAAAAGCAGTTGGATCTTCAACAGGCACAATATTTGGAACAATATCTAGTTCATCTTTTTCAACTAATACAACAGTTAATGTAACTTGGGATTCAGGATCTTTATCAAGTGAAACTCTAGTTATATACCTTGCAGCATTATCTAAAACAAATGATTCAATTCCTGAAGATTCTATTTCATCAGCTAAATTAACTTCAGACTCAGTAACAACAGCAAAGATTACAGATGCAAATGTTACTGCTGCTAAACTAGCAACCAATGCAGTAGAAGCTGCTAAGATTAATGCTAATGCAGTTACTGAAGGTAAAATAAATGCTGGTGCTGTAACAACAACTAAGATTGGTGCAGACGCAGTTACAGGTGCTAAGATTGCAGATGATAGTATTGATTCAGAACATCTTGTAGATGGATCTATTGATACAGCTCATCTTGGTGATAATCAAGTTACAGCTGCTAAAATAGCAGATTCAGTTATTGTTACTAATTCAGAACAATCAGGATCTACACCTGATGATGTTTCATTTTTTACAACGTCAGCTTCTGATGGTAGATATTTTAGACAAGATTCAACAGAAACTATTTCATCAGGCGATACTTGGTCATCAGATAATGCTAGAGTAGCAACGACAGCAGCTATTGATGCTAGAGTTATAGATCTAGTAGATGATGTAGGTGGCTTTGTTCCAATAGCTAATGAATTAGCTTTTCCAAATGCTAACCCTGATGTAAATGATGGAGCAGGTACGCTTGTAAGTATTAAAGCTTTATCTCAAAATTACACATCAAGTGGTAGTGGAGTTATTACTATTGCTAATGGAACAGTAGGAAACTCTACAGTTACAATTAACGGAGCTGATAACAGCACAACTTATAACTCAGGATTTGGATTAATTGTAGAAACAACTACAACATTAAATACTTACACATTTCATAGATTAGTTCCAAAAGCTACAGAGGTTACAACAGTAGCAGGTAAAGCTACTGAGATTGGTAGACTTGGAACAGCAGACGCAGTTTCAGATATGAACACATTAGGTACAACGCAAAATGTATCTGATATGAATACACTTGCTGCAATTAGTGGACTAAGTTCATTAGCAGCTAACTCAGCTAATGTTACTACAGTTGCAAATAATTTAAGCTCAGTAAACAATTTTGCTGAAGTATATAGAATATCATCATCTGCTCCAACAGACTCACTTAATGTTGGAGATCTGTATTTTGATACAACAGCGAATGAATTAAAAGTTTACAAATCATCAGGTTGGGCTGCTGCTGGATCTACAGTAAATGGTACATCAGCTAGATTTAAATACACAGCTTCAGGTGGTCAAACTACATTTACAGGATCAGATGATAATGGAAATACACTTGCATACGATGCAGGATTTGCAGATGTTTATCTTAATGGTGTTAAATTAGTTAATGGTACAGATGTTACTATTACTTCAGGCACATCTGTTGTATTAGCATCAGGTGCAACTGCTGGAGACATTGTAGACATCGTTGGTTTTGGTACATTTAATGTTGCAGCGATTGCAGCTTCATCTATCACATCAGGCACAATGGCAGATGCAAGATTACCAAGTACAATGGCAGGTAAAACATTAACTGGTGCAAATGTTACAACTGTTTACAATGGATTAGTTGCTGGTGGTGATGGTGGTTCTAATGATGGTCAAATACAATTAAACTGTTCACAAAATTCACATGGTGTAAAAATTAAATCACCTCCACATAGTGCAGGTCAATCATACACTTTAACTTTACCACAAAGTATTACTAATGGTTATTATTTAAAAACAGATGGTTCAGGTAATTTATCTTTTGCAGAAGTACCTCAACCTACAGTACCAACAGTAGCAAACGTATCTCAAACGATTGCACCAGCTACAGCTACAACAATAAATATTACAGGAACAAATTTTTCAGGAATACCAATAGTAGATTTTGTTAAAACAGACGGAGCTGTTACAAGAGCTAATACAGTTAGTTTAACTAACGCAACAACTTTATCTGTTAATGTTACATTAGCATCAGGATCTTACTATGTTAGAATTGAGTTAGAAAATGGTAGAGCTGCAAGAAGTACAAATGCAATAATTACTGCAAGTACAGCTCCTTCATTTTCAACTGGAGCTGGATCTATTGGTACAGTTGCAGCAGGATCTTCAGTATCTTTATCTGTTGCTGCTTCATCAGACTCAACAATAGCATTTAGCGAAACAACAAGTGTATTGACATCTAATGCTAATACACCAGCTGCTACTATGAATTTAACTTTAAATTCTAGTACAGGAGCAATAACAGGAACAGCACCAAGTCCTACAAATTCTCAGACATACAATTTTACTTTGAGAGCTACGGATGCAGAATCACAAACAGTAGATAGAGCATTTTCTATTACTGTATCAGTAGGTGCAACAGGCGGAGGACAATTTAACTAATGGCTAGTACATCATTAACAAGAACACCAAGCTCAAACGGAAATCAAAAAACTTGGACATTATCATGTTGGATTAAAAGAACTGGATTAGGTGGTACACCAACTGTCATTGATGGTTACTATGGAAATCAAAGTAGATATGCAACTATTTATTTTGATAGTAATAATAAATTTAATGTTTTTAGTGGACTTTATTCTACAGGTTCTTCTACAAGTTATTTAATTAATTATACAACAAATAGAGTTTTTAGAGATACAAGTGGTTGGTATCACATAGTTGTTGCAGTAGATACCACACAAGCAACAGCAGGTGACAGAGTAAAAATTTATGTAAATGGTGTTCAAGAAACATCTTTTAGCACAGAAACACAACCAGCTCAAAATACTGATACTTATTTTAATGTAACTACTTCAGCTATGAGAATGGGTGTAAATGGTCTTGATGCTGTATTATCTCATGTACATTGGATTGATGGCACACAATATGCTGCATCAACATTTGGTTCTACAGACAGCACAACTGGTGAATGGAAAATAAACACTTCACCATCAGTTACATACGGAACAAATGGATTTTTTATCTTTAAAGATAGTGCTTCAGTTACAGATCAATCAGGAAACAGTAATAACCTTACAGTAAGTGCTGGTACGCTAACTAATACTGAAGATTGTCCTAGTAATGTTTTTTGTACTTTAAATACATTAAATGTACAATCAACAGGATATACAATAGCAAATGGTAACTTAAGTATTACAGCTAATACTGGTGGTGCTTTTAGAACTATGTATGGAACACTTGGTGCATCTAGTGGAAAATTTTATTGGGAAATGAAAGTTACTGGAACAAATGGTAGTGACCCAATGAATATGAGATTTGGAATTGTTGATTCAGAACAGATGGACCAAACTAATGGAACTTTCCATAATGAAACTAGAGGATATTCTTACACGGGGAACTCAGGAAATTTACAAAACGGAAGTAATAATAACTCTTATGGTAATAGTTATACAACCAATGACATCATTGGATGTGCTGTAGATTTAGATAATTCAAAATTATAT